GCTAAGAGTGAGCATATACCGCCGGTCTTTAACGATATTTACGCTGTAGGTTTGCGTGAAGCCGGCGGTCTGCGTTGTCGAGTACGTTTGGAAAGTGATTAAGCCCCACGGGTCGCCCCACACTCGTCGCCAACCGGTCGTAGCGCCGTAATACACCTCGTAAGAGCCGGTATCGAGCAAGTAAGAGGCGGTACCGTAGACGGGCGAAACGATAGCGGCGGTGCGGGCGGCGGCGTTCGCGAATTGCGGTACGGTGTTGTCCCTTACGAAACTATTCATATTTGCGGCGGTGACCTCCTCGAGAGGTGACCAAGTTTTATAACCACCCATAACCGGGCCTCCTATGCTTTTAAGACGTTCGCGTAATCGAGGTAGCCGAGAGTGCCACCGTTTAACTTTAGTAGGTTTGCTGCGTAGTTTAGCGGGTGAGCGGCGCACGTTATGAACACTTGCCACCGGTCGCTGTTGGCGTCGTAGTTGTGAGTAACGCCGACGGCTAACGCTTCGGCGTTTAAGCCCTCTACGTCGTCGAGGTTAATAACTTTGCCTATACCGTCCTCGAGTAACGCCGGCCATAACGCCTCGGCGGCTTCGTCGCTTGCTTGGGGGTCTATAACGACGTTTAGAGGGACCCGGTTAGGAATGGATTTATAAAACGCTAGGGCTAGGTTGGCCCATGCCGTTAGGTCGGCGCCGTTTTGTAACGTAGTTTGATAATTCCAAGAGGTGACGCCGTAAAGGTTTATAGAGGCCGCATCGTTTACCCGGGCGCTAATAAGTGTATTTGTCGAGGTGGCGGTGATGTCGTTTCGTACTCTGTCGTACATAATGCCCGGCAAAGTGGCATCGGATAGAGCGTCGCATAATTCTTGAGGAATTGTGAACCATAACGCCCGGAGGTCCTCATACCACGCCGTCCCGTAGGTGAGGGTGCCGTCGGGTTTTAGGTTTAATAAGCCCCAATCGCTCGCGACGGTTTTGCCGATGGCCGCTAAAGCGTTGTCGGTGCCGAGGTTTTGGAACATGGGCGAGCCGTCGCCCGGTAAAGAGCGGACGAGCGGGGTGGCGTAACCGGCGTAGAAAAGTAGGTCACTTATTCGAGCGGTCGCTACTTGGCCTCCCGGTAACGCTAAACCGGTGGGCAACGTCGCCCGGGCTAATTTCGATAAAAGGTCGGTAGCGTTAAACGTCGCTATATCGTCGTTCCACTCGAGGGACCATAGGAAACCGGAATACTGCACATACCGCACGCCGGCCCACTCTGCCGAGATGCGTACCGGGGTACCTACCCGGAGGCGGCTAATTTTTGGGCTGTCGCTATTCGCCGGGTCGTAGATACGGTCGGGGTCGTAAAGTTTGATAGTGGCGTAACCCGGGTTAGGTTCTAAAAAGTCGGTAGAACTTGTCGAGCCTCGACGCCATGAGCAAGACGTAACTTTACATACGACGTCCTCGAATTGAGTATCTGTACCATCTAAAAAGTTGCCGGCGTTTAGACGCGAAAGCGTCGGGTCGTTAAGGGTCCAAGCGTCATTGTCCGCTAGCCATAACTCGACTATAAGGGTAGGTAGTTTGTCGTTTGGGGTTCGCGCTATGTAGCCCACGGGAAACGCCCGTTCCTTTGGTAGTAGTCGTCGAGTTGGGAAACGATAGCGGCGCCTACGTCTTGACCGTTTACGCCGGGCGGTATCGTAGCGTTTATGGTGACGTTTACCGGGCTATAAATACCGCTGTACCCGTTGGGGATAATTTGCCCGGCGCTATTTGGTACGAAAAGTTCCGGGCCGTTTTCGCCTACGACGTAAGCCTTGTTAGAGAATACGGGGCCGCCTGCGGCTCGGAAACCTCCGAAAATATTCTCAAAAGCCCCTCCGAGGAAACCGCCGGCGCCGCCGAGTAGGCGTTTGATATAACTTAGAGCGCCTTTAATGGCGTCTACTAAGCCTCCTACGAGGGTTTCTTTTACGAAACTCGTTATACCGTTTACGATGAAGTCGGCAATAGCGCGACCTATAGAATAAGCGCCGCCGGAAGTAGCGTTCGCGAAAGTTTCTCGGTCGGTAAAAATACGGGCTAAAGCGCCGGGGAACTTATTTATAAAGTAGGAGATAGTGCCCTCAATAAAGCCGCCTACGAAAGCCTCGGCCAAATTAGAACCGGATTTATTGAGGGAGTCGGTGTTTTTGCCGTCGGTGGACGCTTGGCCGATAGCGTCTACTAGGTCGGTCATACGCTCAAAAATTGAGGGCGTATCGGCGTCGCCATAAATAACGGTCAGTAGCCACTCGCTAGCGTTTTTAGACCACTCGCGAAAGTCCGGTACGTTTTCCTCTACCCAATTAGCGACGAGTTCTCTAAGGCCGTTGAGGTCGCCGCCCCAAGTTTCGGCTAGACGGGACCATACGCCACCTATACCGCTATTACTAAACCGTTCTACGACGCTCGAGGCTACGCCTACTAATTCCTCCAATACGGGAAGTAGCCGGGCGCCGATTGCTTGCTTTAGGTTTTCGAGTTGGGCGTTTAGTACTTGGCTTTTGTTGCCTAGTTGCTCTTGCTCGCGGCTAAAAGCATCGGTTGCTACGGCGCCTTTTTCCTGTAGCGCGGCGAGCGTGCCGATAATGTTTTGTTGAGTGGTAAGGGTGCCGGTGACTTTTTCGCCGGTCTTATTAAAGTAGGCGAGTTTTACTTCGGCGTCATTTAGGATTACGCCGAATTGCTCGATGGGGTCGCGTTCGCCTCGGAACGCTGCGCCGATTGCTTGTATGGCTTCCTCGGTGGTTTTGTCGTTAAACGCTGCGAGGTCGGCGGAAAGTTTTACGAGGCTTTTAGAAAAGTCGGCGGCGTCTTTCCCGCCTAGTCCCAAAATACGGGAGTAGGTAGCGAACCGGTTTGTAGCCTGTACGGCGGCGAGTTGTGAGAGGCCTAAGCCTTTAGCGGCACCGGCGGCCCATTTTTCGATTTCGCCGGCGGCTTGCCCGTAGTTCACTTGGAGAGTTTGTAAAGAAGCCGAGAGGCTAGCGGCTGCCTGTACGCCGTCGTATAAAGCGCCGGCGGCGAGTGTTGCGCCTTGCGCTAATTTGTCAATAGCGAAAGTAGTTACCGAGGCAGTAACGCCCGCGGCGAAACCGGCGACTTTCGACGAGAAGCCGTCGAGTTCGTTTCGTGCTTGCCGGCTATCGGCAACGATGTCTACCTTTAGGCGTGCGGGTGTTCCGGCCATTAGATTACGTCTCGGTTCGTTTGCGGGGCTATTTGGTCAATAATCCGGTTGAGTTCGCGTTCGTAAATACCGAGCCATACCGGCTCGCGGCTGCGGGCCGTTTCGATTATCCACGGGTTGGGCGATATAAAGAAGTCACGCTGAACGCGGCCGCGGATTTTTGCCGGCAATTTTTGGGAGGTGGCGGGCCACCCCCAATGAATAGCGCCGGCGTATGGTACGCCTCGGCCTACGCCTAACTCGGATAGTACGGCGCCTACGCCCTCTCCTCTTACGTTTCCGCCTACGGTTACGCTCGCTCGGGTTTTGGTTGCGCTCGGTTTATGGGAGAACGCGAGTTTTCCGGTTTTGCGCGGGGCGTTTTGGGCGGCTGCGGTTGCTACGAGTGTTGCTATCTGCCGGTGGACTTCCCTAAGGTCGGCTAGTTCGTTTTCGCTTTCCTTGATAGCGGCCCGTAATGCTTTAGCGCCCTTAACCTCGAGGAGAGGGCGGGCCATGACTAGACCTTAGCGATGGTGCCCTCGACCGGGAGGGTGAGGGTAAAGGTGAGCGGGTCGCCGGCGGCGCCGCCTACTGGCGGTTTACGTCCGGCTACCTCGGCGGTAAAGGTCACGCCGTTAATGTCCATCACGGCGGTGAGGGTAGTTCCGGAAGTTGAGGCGGTCCAAAGTAAGTCGCAAAGTGAGTCGTCGGCGCCGAAGTCTTGGTAGCCCTCGATTACGAGCGAGTAGGTTTCTTGGTTGGCGGTGTAGTTACCGCAAAACGTCCGAACTTGCGTTTCTGAGTTGGCCGTTTCGAGGCGGGCGTTTGATAGTTGGCACTCATAGTCCACGGTCTCGAGTGAGAGCGTGAGAGTAGAGATAAGAACGGGGGCGGGCATTTTAGTCTCCTGACGGGATTTGTACGGGGTAGGGAATGGTGAGGCCTACGGCGTATACGGTGGCGTCACCGTAACGGGCGGGGCCTATGTTGATATTTCGCGCTATGGGTCCTGCCCAAGCGAGGAGAGTTTCGAGGTCGTCCTCGAGGGCGGCTATAGCGTTTGCTTCGGGGATTTGAGCCGAACTTATTACCGATATTTTTAGCGAGTAGTTGTAGCGGCTATGACCGGAAGCCTCGACGGGTGTCGTTTCGTCAGGGGCGACGATAACGCACGGTACGACGGGGGCGCCGGGTGGATACCATCGGTAAACCGTGCGGCCCGGGTAAAGGCTTTCGAGGTCTAGTGCGATGGTCTCGCGGGCATCGGCAAAAGCACTCAACCGACTACCGCCCCGGTACTGAGCCACGGGGCGAGCATCACGCCGTAGCGTCTCACTAGGACGGTGTTAAGGGTGGCCGGTAGCGTTTCGATGTAGGTCACTTGTAAAGAGCCGTCAATACCGACCGAGGCTTTGTAGATTTCCGAGGCGATAAATAGAACGGCGGTTACGACCGCTTCGGGTACGTCCGCTAATGGTTCGCCCTCGTCGTCCACTAATGACACTTGACCGGCGACGACTTGCGTAGCGGCCATTACGAGCCGGTCTGCGGTGTCGGGGTCGAGTGTTGCGCCTAGTTGCGTTTCGAGTTGTTCGGTGGTTATCCACGGGTACGCGAGTGACATTTTGAGCCGTTCCTAAAAGGGATAAGCCGGGCGCCGCGATGAGTGGGACGGCGCCCGGCTAGAACTTACGAGAGGTCGCAGTAAGCGAACGCGCCCGGGTAGCCGACGCTTAACGCGCCGTAACCGTATACGCCTAAGTCAATTCCAAGAATGGAAACATCAACGGCGCGGATTTCTACCGGCTGTCCTGCGCGTTCCCACCATGTCGCCCCGAGGCTTGAGCCTAATAACGCATGACCGGCGGGGAGGTCGCGCTCGAGGTAGACGGTGAGGCCGTCGGCGCTCATCGTTGGGGTCATGCTGCCGAATTGTACGCGGCCGTCCCAAAACGCGGGGCGGTCCGAGTCGGCAAGGCTAATCCACGCGGGCAGCAAGTCCGGGGCGATTGCTAAGAAAAGCGGGCCGGGAGGCGTTGCCGAAAAGTCGAGAGCGCCGATAAGTCCCGAGACGATGTCTACCGGGCTTGATGTCGCTACCGAGGTTGCTGCGCCTGCTGCGGTGATAAGACCGGAGACGGCGGCGGCGTTGGTCTTTTGGCCGAACGAAACGCTCAACGCTTCGAGGATTGCGGCGACCGCCGACGGGTCGGAACGGTCCACGGCTTGAATTGACAATTCATTAGCGCCGGCAAAAGTGCGTACCGAAACTTCCTCGAGGGTGATTGAAGCGGCGTCGCTTGTAACTTCGTCGAGTTCGTTTTCCTGCTCGTCCACGCCGGGCTTGCTGTCCCACGCCGGGTAGGTGACTTTCATACCGGAAGCGGGCAGCGCACGGTTGCTAATGGCGTTAATGGTTGGGCGCCCCGGGTTAATAAGCCCGACAATTTCGCCAACGTAAGCCGGCGGGACGATGCCGGCAAGGTCGCCGGTGGTGCTTTGTGATAACGCGGCGCGTACTTCGGCTACCGAGAGGTCGCCTTTGTTCGCGGAAGCGATTAAAGAGGCAACGCCGGAGAGGTCGAGGGAACGTGCGGCGGGGCGGGAAGTGTGCGGGATAGGTGCGGCGGCCACTAAGTCGAGTTCCTTAGCGGCTTCTACCGGTTCGGGTGTTTCCATTGTTTCGGGTTCCTGTTCTGTTTCGGGTTCGGGTTGGGGTTGGGGTTCGGTTACCTCGCTATTTTCCGAGGCCGCTACCGCAAGGGCGCGGGCGTCGTCGAAAGCGGGTAGCGATACTTGCGAAACCTCGCGGAGGCGGGAGGCGGCGACCTCGAGGGCTTCGGCGCTATGCTCGTAGTCCACTAGGTCTACGCCGACGCTAAGGCCGTCGCGTAGTTTCTCTGCGGCTTCTAATAGGGCTAAGTCACCGGCGGGGGTTTCCGGTACTCGGAAACGTCCGTATAAGCCGGTTTCGTCCTGCCATGCTTCCTCGAGGTAGCCAAGCGGCGCGTCGGCTTGATGGTCTCGTAAAAGTTTCACGCGGTCGAGTGGTTCGGGTAAAGCAACACTACCGGCAGCAAAACGGGTAGGCCCTGCCGAGGTGTTGCCGATGACGCCAAACGGGACAAGACGGCCCACGATTGAGCGGCGTTCTAAGTCGGCGGCGGTAATGGTGTATGAGGCTTCAATTTTCATAAGGTCCTCTAGTTTGGTTGCGCGGGTAGGTCTGTCGGTACGGGGAGGTCTGCGCCGGCGCGGTTAATGATTTCTCGGGCTTCGTCGGCGGTTAAAACTTTGTCTACTCCTAAGTATATTTTTTGTACGATTTCGGCTAATTCTTTAGGCGTGCTTGCTTCGGTGGTGTTTGGTGTTGCCGGTAAGGGCCGGAGGTTTTCTAAGGCTCGTACTTCGTCTACGGTCATAAAGCCGGCGGCGATGGCTTGGGCGTATGCGGCGTAACGCGCCGAAGTGTCGGACCGTAAATAGTCGTCTAAAGCGAACCGGACGCGGTGTCCGCGTGGGGTTACGTCGCTCATCGTTAGACGGTTTTCGATAGCGACGAGGTAGGGGCGTAGGGTGGTATCTACTAGGTCGCGTCGCTGTCCCTCTACCGTCGCGTAGGTCATGCTGCTATTAGTCGGGGCGTTTAAGTAGCGGGTAGGGACGTTTAAGTGCCGGGCAATCTCGGCTACTTGATGGTCACGCGAGGGGATTAGGGCTATTTGCTCGGCGTCGAATTGTTGGCGTTCATAACGAAAACGGCGGTTAAGGTAGCCGGTGGTGCGCTTGCGGCGTCCCGTTTCCCATGAGGTGAGTAACTCGGTTACTTTGCCGGGTGAAAGTTCCGGGCCGTCGTCGTAGATAATGCCGGTAGGTAAGTCGGTAGAGGCGATGCGGGCGGCGGCAGCCTCGAAAAGTAACGCGGTGCGAATGGTGCGCCCGGCGATTTCGAGGAGGCCCGGCCAATGGGACGCAATCGCTATAACGTCTTTCGCGGGTACGAATATTTCCGGGGTGTTTGGTAGGCCGCTTATCC